ATCTGCTACGCTGTCGCGAGTAGCGCGACCACCAAAAATATTTTTGGGAAGGGAAATTCCCTTCTTTGTAAGTAAATCACTTACTGCACGGTCGGTGTAGATAACCTGAGATCCAGGTTGATCTTCCGAATAATCGGAAGCATCTTCAGAAACTCTGAAGCTATGAAATTTCATAGATTCCAAAATTAGGAATGCCAGTTCATTTAACTGGATCCCTTTGGCATTCCTCGAATTGAGGTTTTGTAGCCGAAGGAAGAAAGACCAATCGAGCGGGTCTTCGGCCAATTTGGCCTTAATAGTCCATAAATAGGGCTGACCCCAATCGGGGATTGAGTCCGTTGGAATTCCAACACCACCTAAAGCAGGTGGAAGAAACCATGGACATCCATGGCCAGTATCCGAGGAAAATATTCCCCGATACTCAAGATCCCTAATATAGGAATAAATCTTCATAATTCGTGAAGAATAACCTACATTTTCTAGGTAATCGAGCTGATTGCTCAACATTCTCCCTTTTCCGAGAATACTACTCCTATTATCGGAGTGTTGACGAGTAACTCTCGTCAAAAGACGTGCTTTAATAACGTCTATATATACGAAACGTATATAACCATTATCTTGGGGTTCTAAGATAATGTGATCCTCAGCAAATATGAGGACACGGTGGGATGCACCGTCCTTACCAATTGATAGGTTTGCCCCGGAATCCGTGGCAACTTTATTAAAAGTTAAAATACGTACATAATCTGTACGAATTGCGGCTAGGTCATCACCGCAAACTGCACAGGGTTCTGTGCCTAATATCGGAAGAGATATTGGACTCCAAACCGGAGTGTTCGTTACATAATAGTAGCGAGAAATATCTTCCATAAGAAGATTATATAACGTTAATGTTATAAAACTGAGGGGTTCCCCCATAAAACTACCGCAAATGGACTCGCGGTCAATTAAATTTAATTTGGAATACCGTTTCGGTATTTGTAAAAACCGTGGAAACCACAGTAGGCTACCATACACCCGAAATGGATGTCGGGCCGGTAATCGATTGATTATTGGCTCCCAAATAGCCTTAATTAAGGTCAGATCAATATGATCTGTACTGGCTGAATAGTCAGTAGACTGCGCTATGCAGCCATTGGGAAATTTCCCCTTTTGCAAAAATCGCAAAAAATCCCATGTTTTATTAACATGACGTAGACCGATTCGGCCTCTGCCGTCTTTTGCGACAATAGGTTCGACTTGGAACCTCATACATTGAAATATCAATGTTAACCAAGTACGATTCTTGGTAAGTGTGCGAGATTTTGCACCTGGTTCAGCTAGAACCATAAGCTCACAAACGGGAGCACTAATAGGAATATACCTAATTATCTCTGATTTTTTCCAGAGTGGGATCCGTAAGCCGGTCCGTTGGTTAATTAACCAATAATCAGCAAATTTACTGAATGTACCGGTATGTGCCGATTCGGCACAGGCCAGTAATTGGCTGACCAAGCCAATTTCACCATCAAATAGATCGTCGTTCTTAATTTTAAGAATATTGACGACGAGATTTCGTCGCCCTCGAGGGTAAATAGCCTCGGGTGCATCTTTAGCACCATACCTCTCACGAACGTAAGAGACTTCCGTGGATTCACGGTAAAAGTTTGCAAAAAACTTAGGCGAAAGAACCCCTTTTGCCACTCGGACCGAAAGGGCCCGACGTCCCCAACAATCATGGAGATCATCAACCAATTGTTTGAAGCCGAAACCATCGACTTTTTCCTCACTTGGAGAAACCATCCAATCGGATGTACAATTATTATTGTTGTAAAGGTTACGAAAGTAACCTGCTTTACCCCCTTCTTCTACGGTGGACTCTCCGCAGGCAGAAGTGGATAAAGACACATGACTATGTGTAGGAGCTTGTGAAAAATCAAGCTTTTCTGCCAATCTGCCAGACATTGTTGACCAACAATCCAAAAGATTTTTTGGTAAATTCTTACTAGTTGTAAGAGTAGTGTAACAATCTGTTAAACTACTCAACAGAGATTCTGTTGTAGGGCATGGTAGCGCCCTCCCAAATGATTTCATTTGAATAATAAGTCTTATTATTTCAGTTTCCTTATCTAAGGAATTAACCAAATTCCGATATTCGGAATAATCCCCAGTTTTGGGATACCATGGAAGACATGGTAAACCAGTAATAGGTGACCATCCCATAAACCATGGGAGTGATTTTGGACGTGAATTACGTTCAAAACACAGGGCTGACCATTGCAGCCAAGCAGAAATCTGCTTTAAACCAGACAAAAGTTTCTGGTAGTTCGGTAACCGAACTTTAAACTCTTTCCGAGTTTTAGGCCGATTTCCGTGCTTAGAGGGTACATGTACCCTTTTACTACCATGTGTAGTAGCTTTGCTAAGTGCAAATTTAATAAACCATAGTTTATACGCTCGAATAGAATCCAATAGATTCTTATTTGGTTTCTCCAAATTAACTCTTTCATTTAAGAGTACTGTTAGCATGTTAGCTAACCAAGCTTGTTCAAGCTTATCCCAAAGATGTTTTGGGAGAAGGGTTAGGATTTTCCTACACCTTCGAGGAAGAAATCTTCCTATACTCAAATGGAGTTTTTTCTTACAGAAATTGTAAGAATTCATATTTTCAGGTTTCCTGAAACGAGGAAGTTTGTCTCCCTTCAACCAATAGGTTGAAATCTTGCAGCAAATTGCAAGGTAACTCTCATGTACTCGAGAGGATCCAGAGATTTCTGGAAATGCGGCAAATTCCGCAATAAGATTCCCTTTGGAATCATACGCACCTTTAGTGGTGAGTAAACCAATATTTTGGTTATCGGGCTGATCACCCGACTTGCCCACTATCGGGACCCCTGGTTTTTCCAGGTCCTTAGCAATATCAACCGTGGTTGAGCCTGCCATTCGTTCAGGTACAGATATAAT